CGTGCTGTGGCCAACGCCCCAGAATGCGTTCTACCAGATGACCATTTGGTACTCACGCCAGATCATGGACGTGGGCGACCTGTACGGCGAGTTGGAGGTGCCACAGCGCTGGTACGAGGCCGTGATCATGATGCTGGCCCACAAGATGAGCCTTGAGCTTCCTGGCGTGGATATGAACCGCATCCAGTACCTTGAAGGCCAAGCCAGCAAGCACCTTGGTCGGGCCGAAGAGGAAGAGCGCGACAAGTCGCCAATTTACTTTGCCCCGAACATCAGCGTCTACACGAGGTGACCCATGGCCATCTTTCTGGACACTGAGGGCTACTCTGACATCGCAATTGCGATCTGTGACCGCTGTAAGATGAAGCGGCCACATGCTGTGATGCGCAACGACCCAAATTTTCCTGGCCTGCGGGTCTGCAACGAGGGCTGCGCAGATCAGCTTGACCCTTATCGGCTGCCTGCACGCAAAACCGAAAGGATAACGATTCGGTTTCCTCGTCCTGATCTTCCGCTCAATGCTGGCGACAACTATCTGGTCAGTGGCGGCATCACTACCGTTGTTCAAATTTCGACACAAGGCAACACCCAGACGCCAACCTCAAACGGAAACTTGGACACTATTGCCCCGAACCCACCAAACAACACGAGCACCTAATGTCAGCACAAGTAACCATCACCCAACTTCCAGCGGCTGGTGCTATCACTGGCACTGAGTCTGTTCCGATTGTCCAAAATGGCGTAACGGTGCAGACCACCACGGGCGCGATTGCCGCGTCTCCGTCGCAGCCATACACCTACCTGACCGTCACCCAGACACCTCAGTTGGCCAACAGCCGCTACTTTGGCGCAACCAACGGTCTGACCATCACTGACGGTGGTGCTCAGGGCGTGTTCAATGTAACGACCACAGGCGCTTTATCGTCCTTGGTGGCATCTGGCACTGGGTTCCAAGTAAAAACGTCTTCTACGGCCATTACAGGCCGTTCTATCGCCGTTTCTGGGGCTGGTCTGTCCATTTCCAACGGCAGCGGCGTTTCTGGAGATCCAACAATCACTTTGGCTGGCCAAGTGTTGAATCTGGCCAATCTGAGTGCCAACGGTCTGATGACGATCACCACTGCCGGTGCAATCTCTGCAACCCAGATTGCGGCGGTGGGCAATCAGACGGTTGTGACCAACGCCGATGGCATTGCAGGCAACCCGACGATTGGCTTGGCTGACAACCCGATCATTCCGGGCACTGGCGCAATCCAGATCCCTGCTGGCTCGACGGGACAGCGACCCTCTGGCGTGGATGGCAAGATCCGCTTCAACTCTACTGACGGAGCTTACGAGGGGTATGCAGTGGGTGCATGGCGTCAGTTTGCCCTGACTGGGGGCGTGCTTACGGTGTCTGGCACGGCCAATGAGATTACGGCCACCGGCACAGCCAATGTTGTCTTGTCGCTGCCAACCGCATTGACCTTCACCGGCAAGACGGTGACGGGCGGTACGTTCAACATGACTGCCGCTACTGTCGGCGCTGACACGGTCACCACCAACACGGCCACGCAGACCCTGACCAACAAGTCAATCAGCGGGTCATCCAACACGCTGACCAACATCCCAAACGGGGCGCTGACCAACTCATCGTTGACCATTGGAACGACTGCAATCAGCCTGGGATCATCCAGCCTTACCCTGGGTGGCCTGACCTCTGTTGCGGTCACCCAAGACCCTACAACCGCCCTGCAACTGGCAACCAAGCAGTATGTGGACGCTGTTGCCGAGGGTCTGCACATCCACGCCTCGTGCGATGCGGCAACGCCAAACACGCTGGCTGCGCTGACTGGCGGCACGGTGACGTACAACAACGGTACATCGGGGGTCGGTGCGACTCTGACGCTTTCCTCGCCTCTGACGGTGGTGGACGGCTACACGCTGCTCAACGGCAACCGCCTGATGGTCAAGAACGAGGTGGCGCAGGCAAACAACGGCATCTACACCTGGGCCACTGGCGGCACGGTTTTGACCAGGGCGACGGATTTTGATACGTCTGCTGAAATCGCAAGCGGAGATTATTCGTTTGTCACCAACGGGACTCTGTACGCCAGCACGGGCTGGGTTCAGACTCAGCCGGTGACCACTGTCGGCACTGACGCCATCATTTGGCAGCAGTTCTCCGGAGCGGGGACATACACAGCAGGCACGGGCCTGACGCTGACCGGCACGCAGTTCAGCATCACCAACACGGCTGTGACTGCTGGTTCTTACGGGAGTGCAAGCTCTGTACCCAACTACACGGTAAACGCCCAGGGCCAGCTTACGGCTGCGGCATCCACTGCCATTGCGATCAACGGCAACCAGATCACCAGCGGGGTTGTGGGCACTGCATATGGCGGCACTGGCTTGTCGTCATTCACAGCCAACGGTGTTGTGTACGCAAGCTCTACAAGTGCATTGGCTACTGGCTCTGCGCTGACGTTTAATGGAACTGAAACGCTTGCACTTACCGCTTCTGGTGGAGCAGCTTTTAATGTTGGTGGTTCTACAGGAAAGATATTTCTTTACGCTGATAATAGCGCAACTACTGTTGGCGCTGTAACAAATATACCAATGCGGTTCAACGTTAACAGTGTCGAACAAGCCCGCCTTACCGCTGATGGTCTAGAAATCAAGCAATCCCAACTGATCGGATATTCCTCCTACGCAGGCATCGGCACAAACGGCTTGGCTGTTGCTGGTAATGTGGGGGTGGGGACTGCTTCGCCTGCGGCTAAGTTGCACGCAGTAGGTGACAACGTAGCATTCCGTGGTCAGGCTTCTTTGCAGACTTCAAATGCAAACAATTTTGCTCAACTCACGTTCTACGACCGCACGACACTTGGCGCTCAGATTTTTCAAGGCTACCAAGCAACAGCGGGTGTTGGCGATTTAACAATACAAACTGTATTAACTTCATCGGCTTTGGTGTTTGGCACGAACAGCACAGAACGCGCCCGTATTTCCTCCGACGGCACATTCCGAGTAAAGGGCGCAGGGACTGCTGGCAGCACGGACGCGGTTCAGTTGAGTGGGTCTGCTCCAGCGTCTAGCTTGATCTTCAATTCCAGCGGTAATGTGGGGGTGGGGACTGCTTCGCCATCCGCAAAATTAGAGTTGTATAGCTCCGCAGATGCCAACTTTGGGCAAAAGATTTACCATGGTTCAGCCGCACTTGCAACTAACAGATTTCCACAACTTGAATTTAGTCAGACTCCAGTTGCGCAATCTTACGAAAACAGGGTAATTCTTAGACAGCAGAATAGTCCTTCTTTTGGCAATTATCCGTGTTTGGCGCTCATCACAAATTCCGCTAGTGCTGGTGAAGTTACAAGAATGTTTCTTGACGGGTTTTCAGGCAATGTAGGTATTGGGACGACTTCGCCGAATGCAAATTTGGCGATTGTTGTGGCAGCAGCCGCTGTGGATGGCACTAAAGGAGTGCGTATAACCAATAGTGGCGGCGGCATTGTTATGCTGGAAAACGGGAGCAACAACGATTCATATGTTGGAACACTTTCTACAAGTGATTTTTGTTTCCGCACCAACAATACAGAACGCGGCAGGTTCTCCTCCGATGGCACATTCCGCGTAAAGGGCGCAGGAACTGCTGGCAGCACCGACGCTTTCCAGGTGGCGGGAACTGCACCAGCGTCTGCTATGACGCTGTTTGCATCTGGTGGCTTTTCTGTTGGAAATACAACTGACCCCGGTGCAGGCGCAATCAGTGCAAGGTCATCAAGTAATCCTCACATATTTGATTCAACATCCGCTACGGAGGTTATTGGAATAACAAAAAATGGAGGGAACGCGGCTTACTTGGCGACAGTAGGAAGTGCAGACTCTGGCCTGCAAATTAAAGACTCTGCTGGCGCTGTTAACCTTACAGTTGGAACTTCTGGCAAATCAGTTGCCTTGCAAGGTGGAACCGTATCAACAGGCACAGGTATCACCTTCCCCGCCACCCAATCCGCATCAGCCAACGCCAACACGCTGGATGACTATGAGGAGGGGACTTGGACGCCGACGGATGCAAGCGGTGCAGGGCTTACTTTCACTGAAGCAGCCGGGATGTACACGAAGGTTGGCAGACTTGTTGTCGCCACCTTCCGCGCTCGATACCCGTCCACATCGAATGGATCAACCGCTGAGATTGGTGGCTTGCCATTCAACTCAGCAATCGTAGGCAATCAACAAATGCAGGGCAGCGCGATTCGATTCTCGGATGTGGGCAGCGCATTTACGCTTGCAAACAACACCGGGACAACCACCGTGGTGCCGCTAAATTTCAGCGGCAGTGGTTACACGAATGCCAATTTCTCTGGCAAGTATGTGGATGCTGCAATCATCTACCAAACCTAAGGAAAATCATCATGTCAACCTTCACCGAAGTCACCTACATCTCCCAATTTGACATTCAGCCCAACGGTTGCATTGGCGTCCGCAAGACCACCGATGTCCTAAAGGACGGAGTTGTCATCTCCAGTACCTACTGGCGTTGCGTCCTTGTGCCCAACGACCCGCAGGCATCCACGGTGCTGGATGAGGCTTACTACCTCAACATCGCCACATACGCTTGGAGCCAACCGTCGCCCCAACCGTATGACCCTAACCCCCCAACCCCCGGAGTTTGAACATGACTGAAATCACAACCCAACCCACCGCCGAAGAGATCGCACGCCACTACAGCGCCGCGATGGATTCGGTGAATCTGCTGAACGCCGGGAAGCCCGAAGGCATGGACGATGCCGAATGGGCCGACTGCGTGCGTCGGAACAAGGAACACCTCCAGATCATGCTGGCCAAGGACTTCTGGACGACCGAAGATCTTGAGCCTCTGCGTCAGGCCGCAGCATAATGATGGAAGGGCATACCGCTGGCCCTGACAGCGGCAACAATACGGAGAGTTTTTATGGAAAAAATTGCACTTTCAACTGAGTTGGTCAACGGCATCTTGCAGTATCTTGGCAGTCAGCCATTCGTACAGGTGGCCCAACTCATAAATGCCATCCAGCAAGAGGCCAAGCCCCCTGCTGAACCTGCTATCGAATAATTTTTAACCGGAACCCAGCATGGACGCGCAGTTTATTTTCAATTCAATGGTTGGGATTGCTGCATTTCTTGGCGGCTGGGTTCTGAACAACATCACCAAGGCCATCGAACGTCTTGACAAGGACGTTCGAGAGATGCCTCGCGCATACGTCAGCAAGGACGACTACCACCGAGACGTTGACGAGATCAAGGACATCTGCAAGCAGATTTTCAACAAGCTCGACAACAAGGCTGATAAGTAAGGAAAAATCATGGCAGCACCAAACTTCACCCCAATCCAGCTTTACAGCAGCGGCACTGCGGCTGCTGCGCCAAGTGCGGGCAACCTTACAAATGGGGAGTTGGCCCTCAACTTTAATGATGGCAAGCTGTACTACAAGAATAGTTCCAGCGTGGTGACGTTGCTGGCGTCGGCTGCAGGCGCTTTGGGCAATGTGGTGGGGCCAGCCTCAGCGACGACAGATGGGAATTTGGCAGCGTTTGATGGCGTCACGGGTAAGTTGATCAAGCAGGCCGCAGCAGTCACTGTGGCCCAGGGCGGAACTGGGCAGACCACTTTTACCGATGGACAGTTGCTGATTGGCAATACAACCGGCAACACCCTGACCAAAACTACCCTGACTGCGGGCGCAAACATCACCATCACCAATGGAAGCGGCTCAATAACGATTGCAGCCACAGGTAGCGGGGGCGTCACCAGCGTCACGGGAACTTCGCCAATTGTCTCCAGTGGCGGTGCAACGCCCGCAATCAGCCTCACCACCGTTCCCGTTAATTTAGGCGGCACAAATCTGACTTCCTACACCTCTGGTGGCGTTTTGTTTGCGTCTGGTACGGGAACGCTTGCAAACGGTTCGGGCTTGACCTTTTCCAGCGGAAACTTGGGCCTTGGGGTGGCCTCGCCTTTTTACAAGTTTGATGTGGAGACAACGTCTGGCGGAGTCACCCCGTATATTGCAAGTTTTACGAACACCAGCACATCAACTGCACAGGCCAACATAATACGCATTACGCAAAACGCATCTGGCGCTGCTGTTGGCCTTATAGGAACAGGTGGGTCAACTTTTTCTGATACAGCGTTTGCAAATAATTTTGCAATTGGAACGCAAGGCTCTAACGCACTTGTTTTTATTACCGGTGCAACTGAACGTGTCCGTATTGACACTTCTGGCAACCTGATCCAGAAAGTCAACACCACTGCTGCTACGCTGACAGTAAACGAAACTCTGACCTTCAGCATCGTAAACAACTCCACCCTGCGCATTTCTGTTCGCGGCTCAGATGGAACCACGCGCACTGCAACTGTTGCACTGACTTAAATGATTGATCTGACCAAAGCTATTGGAGCCGTTGCTGCCAGCGTTGCTGCGCTGGGCGGCAGCTACACCTTGGCCGACAAGTTCGGCTGGTTTGACCGCGCCATCATTGAGTGGTCGCCTGAGAACTTCAAGATCACGGCAGAACACGGCAAGCCCATCAATGTCACCGTTGCGCGGATCAAGAAGCGCGACGACTGCTCTGTTGAGAGTTTTACGCCCAGTATCCGAGACGCTGCGGGGATGATCCACGCAGCCACCACCACGGCAAGCAAGTTCAGCGGCCCAGCGGGGCCGGAGATTGACACCTTCACCTACCAACTCACGATGGTGCAAAAAGAAAAAATTGCTGATGGCAAGGCTACTCTGCTTGCGACGATCAAGTACAAGTGCCCAGAGGGTGAGCGCGTTGTGCAGTACCCGCGTCACCCCAACTTAAGTTTTGACCTGAAGGGGTAAACCATGATTCCAATCGTTGCGTCACTGCTCGGTACGTTGGCCCAGAACGGTCTGGGCCTTTTGTCATCTGCCATTCAAGCCAAGGGCAAGCAGGTAGTCGAGGAAAAGCTCGGCATCAAGATCTCCGATGACCCCAGCCCGGAGGAGGTCAGCAAGCTGCGCCAACTCCAGTACGACCATGAGGAGCGGCTGCTTGAGTTGGGCATTGAAAAGGCCCGCCTGGAGCAGGAAGAACTCAAGGCTCTGCTGGCGGCTCAGGCCAACCAAGAAAACAACATCAGCGACCGTTGGAAGGCTGATATGTCCTCCGACTCGTGGCTGTCCAAGAACATCCGCCCAGGCACGCTAATCTATCTTTTGACCGCTTATGTGGTCTTTGCCGGTCTGAGTGCTGCTGGCATTCAGGTGGAAGAGTCCTACGTCGCGCTGCTGGGCCAGTGGGGCATGCTGGTGATGACTGCCTACTTTGGTGGCCGCACCGTTGAGAAGGTCATGGAAATGCGCAAAGGGGGTGACAAATGAGCCTGAGCCAAGAACAAGCGGCGTTTCTGTTGGACGCCTGCAAGCTGATCCAACATGCCACAGAAGAGGGCTGGATGGTCACTGGAGGCGAGTTGTCTCGCACCCCTGAGCAGCAGGCCATCTACGTCAAGACGGGCCGCTCCAAGACCTTAAATTCGATCCACCTCAAGCGCTGCGCCATTGACTTGAACTTCTTCAAGGACGGGAAGATAATCTGGGACAAGCAAATGCTCGCTCCGCTGGGCGCATTCTGGGAGTCGTTGAATAAAGCTAACTCATGGGGTGGCAATGGGGTAACATTGGTGGACACACCACACTTCTCCAGAGGCCCAGATGGAAAACCAGAGTTTAGAAGAGTCTCACCTTGAGAAATTTCAAACCATGTACGATCATCTTCTTGTGACGCGATGCGGTCGGGTTTTTACAAAAGACCGCATCAAGCACAGCTTTTCAAGAGGCAGATCTTCATATTCATGCGAGATTAAAGGCCGGGAGTTGAAGACTCGTAAAGACAAAGATGGGTACTTGAGATTCAACACAACGGTTGAAAACAAGCACATCACCTTGCTTGTTCACCGGCTGATGGCTTTTACATTTCTGTCAAAGTGTTCAGACGGCCTTGTGGTCGATCACATTGACAGAGACAAGACCAACAACAAAATTGCGAACCTTCGATACGTCAGCCACGCAATAAATACCAGAAATTCTGACCGTCACAAAATGACGGAGGAAAAAAAGGAAATGGCAGTTAAGATGAAAAATATCGGAGCATCAACGGCGGCCATTGCGAGGGCGTTGAACGTGCAATACAGCTCAGTAACTTATTACTTTAAGTCGCTGGTTGATTGCCCGCACTTTGAGCGCAACGTCGGATAACGGAGAACAACATGACAGTCGCCGCCGTAATGACGTATGACTCGCTGGTCGACGACATCCAGACTTATTTGGAGCGTACCGACCAGCAGACTCTGGACAAAATCCCCCAGTTCATCATGCTGGCGGAACAGATCATTGCGTCTGAGATCAAATTTCTCGGCAACTTGGTGGTGGTCACGAGCAACATGGTTCAGGCCGCAAACGTCATTGCAAAGCCTGCAAGATGGCGCAAGACGGTCTCAATGAACGTGACAGTGGCAGGCAAGCGCCAGCCCGTCTTGCTGCGCACCTACGAGTACATCCGGGAATATTGGCCAGACCCTGCGTCAACGGATGTGCCGAAGTTCTTTTGCGACTACGATTACGAGCACTGGCTGGTTGGTCCCACGCCGACTTTGGCTTATGCCTACGAGGTGCTGTACTACGAGCGCGTGCAGCCGCTTGATTCAAGCAACCAGTCGAATTGGTTCACGCAGTACGCCCCCCAGGCGCTGCTTTATGGCTCCCTGTTGCAGGCCATGCCGTTTCTCAAGAACGACGAGCGCATGCCAATGTGGCAGGGTAACTATGACCGCATCATCCAAGTCCTGAAGGAAGAAAACCTCACCAGGGTGGCTGACCGTCAGGCAATTGCAAGGGATTCATAATGAGCTTTACCTCGCCCTTCAGCGGAAATGTGATCCAGCCGACGGACGTTTCGTTCCGTGCGATCACCCTGAGCGTCACCACAACCTTGTCATGGCCGATCAACGGCAGCGACACGGACAATGCTGCCGCAAGGATCATGAACGTCACGGCCACTGCGGGCAGCCTGCTGCTTCAGATGCCCCCGGCAAATCAGGCATCTGTTGGCCAGGATGCGCTGATTCGGAACGTGGGGGCGACCACCTTCACGGTGGCTGACTATGTTGGCAACACCATAGTCTCTGTTGCGTCCGGCGAGGCCAAGTACATCTACATCACCACCAACGCCAACACGGCTGGCACCTGGGGAATCATCTCCTTTGGTGTTGGAAGCTCAAGCGCTGATGCGGCAACCCTTGCCGGTTTTGGCTTAAAAGCTGTCACAACGACCCTGAACCAATCCCACACCGTTCAGACCTTTTCAAACACTTACACGGCCATCGCTTCTGACCGGGCTGCGTCTTACGTTTGGACGGGCGGATCTGGATCTCTCGGAATTACTTCAGCCTCCACTTTGGGCAACGACTGGTTCTTCATGATCCGCAACGGCGGGACTGGAACTCTTACGATAACGCCTGCCTCTGGCTTGATCAACGGACTGGCCTCAATTGCCCTTCAGCCTGGGGACTCTGCAATCATTGTTTGTTCTGGAGCAGCCTTTTTTACGGTTGGCCTTGGCCGCAACACGGAGTTCAACTTTACTCAGTTGACAAAAGCGGTGGTCTCTGGCTCCTACACGCTTACATCGGCTGAAGCGGCAAACGTGGTGCAGAAGTACACCGGAACACTCACAGCAAACGTCACGGTAACCCTTCCCCAGACGGTTCAGGTGTACTACATCACAAACCAGACAAATGGAGGCATAGGACCTTACTCAATTACGTTTACCACAGGTTCTGGCGGCGGTACTGCGAGTGTGCCCGCAGGCCAGCAGGTGATCTTGCTGTGCGACTCGGTCAACTTGCTTAACGCCACCACGATTGCAGCGGGCGCGGCAAACATTTCTCTTGTTGATGGTACGGCTGGTGCGCCATCTTTAAACTTTGGGTCAGAGACAAATACTGGTATTTTCCGACCCGGTTCGGGTGAGTTTGGGCTTGCTGTTCTGGGTATTGAAATGCTTGCACTCAGTGCCACTGGGGTGACCGTGCCGGGGACTGGTATTTTCACTGGCGGCGTTTCTGGCGGTACGTTCTAAATGGGACAGAAAGTCTTCTCAGTTGACACGCTGCCGGGCATCCAGCGGGATGGCACGGTGTACGACAAAACCGTCTACAACGATGGCGAGTGGGTACGCTTTCAGCGTGGGCGACCCAGAAAGATGGGCGGTTACCGAGTGATATCAGGCAACCTGAATGGCCCATCAAGGGGCATTTGGGTCAACCCGCAAAACTCGTTGACCACAATTTTTAGCGGCTACAACAACGGTCTTCAGTCGCTGGTGATTGACAACAACGGTATTGGTGTCAACGCCAACAACTTTACGCTGTCAAACTTTACGCAATCAAATTTGAACTTGTGGCAGTTTGATGGTTTTTACGATGTCACGGGCGCTGGCGTCCAGGCCATCGTTGCCCACCCAGGGCAGAACCTTGCTGCAATCGACAGCACGGTAGACACCCCGGTGCTGTCTGGTGACATCAATGGTTTGACCATGTCACAAATCGGCGTCTTCCAAGAGACTGGCGCATACCTGAACTCCACCACCTCGGTCACACTGCCGCAGGCAAACTCATTGATCGGGGCCGGTCAAACCGTCACCGGAACCGGCATACCGGGAAGCACCACCGTGGTGTCGAAGGTGGACGCCTCCGATATTTTGGCCGGGGTGTCAATCACTGGAGTTGCCGGAACGCTTTCCTGCACCGCAACCTCTGGGCTTTTTGTTGGCCAGTCGGTGACCGTCTCTGGCGTCCAAGGCTCTCAGGCGCTGGCAAGCGTGGCCATCACTGGGACGGGTGGAACATTCTCCTGCACGGCCACCACGGGCCTGTACGTTGACCAGCCGGTGTACGTCACAGGGACGCAAGCCGGAACCGCCTTGGCTGCTGTAGCGGTTACGGGAACGGCTGGGCAATGCTCCTGCACGGCTGTGAATGGTTTGTTCATCGGCCAAGCCGTAGTGGTTTCTGGAACTTTGACCGGTACTGCAACAGGCATTGTTTCTGGGTTCACCTATTACATCATTGCAACTGATGGAACCTCGACGTTCACACTGTCGGCCACCCCAGGCGGGACGGCCTTGACGACGACTGCCGGGACTACCACCGGCCTGACGTTCACGGTGCAGCTTTTCACGGGCGTTACCTCCGGGGCGACGTACTACATCACGGCGACGAACGGGACTTCTACGTTCACCCTGTCGCGGGAGATCGGCGGGTCAGCGATCAGCACGGCCACCAACAGCCTGACGGGCCTGACGTTCTCCGTTCCGAAGGCAACCGGCCTCACATCGGGCACGACGTACTACATCATCGCCACCAACTACTCGACGACCTTCACCCTGTCGGCAACCAGTGGCGGCGCGGCAATCACCACCATCGTCAATGCAACCACTGGGTTGGTATTCACGCTTGGGCTGTACACCAAGGTGGTGATCTCCAATGCGGCGACGGCCAACGGCCAGTCAACCCTGACTTTCAACAACAACATCTCGGTGTCTGGAGGACTTGTGTCCCTGCACCCTTATCTGTTCGTGTACGGAAACAACGGGCTGATCCAAAACTGCTCGGCTGGCAACACCAACGACTGGGTGTCTCCTGACGCCAATGCGACCAATGTAGCCACCGGAAAGGTTGTCCAAGGGCTACCCGTCAGGGGCGGCTCAAACGCGCCTTCTGGGCTGTTCTGGAGCCTTGACAGCCTGATCCGAGTGTCCTACATCGGTGGTGCGGGCACGCCCCCGCAATTTTGGCGGTACGACATCATCAGCAGCCAGTCTTCCATCCTTTCGAGCCAGTCGGCTATTGAGTACGACGGCATCTATTACTGGTGCGGTGTTGACCGGTTTCTTCTCTACAACGGTGTGGTGAAGGAGATCCCGAACACGATGAACCAGAATTATTTTTTCGACAACCTGAACTACGCCCAACGCCAAAAGGTCTGGGTGACCAAAGTTCCGAGGTTCGGAGAGATCTGGTGGTTTTACCCTCGTGGGGATGCGACGGAATGCACTGATGCGATCATCTACAACGTGCGGGAGAACGTCTGGTATGACGCTGGAGAGGCTCTTGGTGCCCGCATATCTGCAGGGTATTTCTCGCAGGTGTTTGCGTTTCCCGTGGCGGCTGACTGGGATGCCAGCGAGGCAGAGGTGGTTTTCACTCAGACAATGACGCTGGTTAATACAAGCGCCTTGATCTACCTCAGCACCTACAACACACAGGTTCAAGTCGGTCAGGTGATTAGCGGCACGGGTATTCCTACGAATACGAAGGTCACCGCCATCACAACGAGCAACATTGATACGCTTGGTGCGATCACCCCTGGATCAGGGTACGTCGACTATACTTACACAAACGTGCCGTTGACTCTTGGCGCTGGAGAAAACGCAAGGGCAACCATCGTTGTTTCTGGTGGAGCGGTCACATCCGTCACCATCACGAACAGGGGCGCTGGCTACCAAGTTGGAGACTCCCTAAGTGCCAGCAACGCAAACCTTGGCGGCACGGGGTCAGGCTTTGCTGTGCTTGTGTCGGCAATTTATGCTCAGGCCATTTTGATGTCGAATGCCGCCACAGCCGGTGGGTCAACCTCTCTGACGTTCTCCACCCAGGCGGGTTTGGTCAGGATTTTCCAAAACGAGATTGGCACTGACGCAGTGGACGGCCAGAACGTTTTGGCCATCCGCAGCTACTTTGAGACCAGCGACCTCAGTTTGACCGCTGGAGGGCCGTCTCAGACCGCCGTAGAGGGTGCAAACCGCTGGCTGCGCATTGAGCGAATTGAGCCAGTCTTCTTGCAGCAGGGCGAGATGTCTGTGGTGGTCACCGGCAGGCCATTTGCCCAGGGTGAGGACAAGGAGTCTGACCCTTACGTCTTTGGCCCGAACATCGGCAAGATTGACATGAGGGAGCAGCGCCGTGAGTTGCGGCTTCGGTTTATTTCTGATGTGGCCGGTGGGGACTACCAGCTTGGCCGACTGCTCCTGAACGCCGAGATTGGCGACGTAAGGCCCTATGGCCCTTAATCCTGCGCTGGTGTATGACCCGAGGTATCACACGTTTGAGTCGTGGGCATCGCTCATGGTGGAGTTGTACGCTGCCCAGCAGTTGATCATTCCTGACCCTCAGACCGACTGGAAGACCTGGGGCAACGGGTTGGGTGCGATTGACGTTTTTGCGAACGAGGCGTTGCCGAGGACTGAGGAATTCGACAACTGGTTTGACTGGGCCGCAGCATTGGTGAATGCTGTAAATCCTGCGCCGCAGTCAACTTAAAGGTGAATTGACATGCCTGGATACAGTGGAGCAGGAGCGGGTTTCAAGAAGCCTTTTACGCCAGATCAAATTCCTGGCTTAAAGCAGGCCGCTGGAGAGGCATCGGGGCGGGCGTACCCAGAGATTATTGCCACCAGCGTTGACATGTATGGTAACGAATTAGAAACGGGGCCAAGCGGAAGATACTATGTCAATGTACGAACTGGCGAAGGCGATTATGACTATAAACGAGTTATTGTAGACCCACAAGACATAGTTTACAAAAACGAGGAAGTTTATGATCCATGGGGCGGCGGTGTTGATTATGAAGGCAGTGGCATTGGAGCATACAGAACTCAAAAAGTAGGGTATTCAACAGGCCAAAGCATAATTGACAAGGCAATGGCAGACCCACTGAGTTGGGTTGCAAGCAATGTTAATTTTAGTGGCCTTGGACACGGTGGTGATTTCACCGCTCTTGACGAGCAGATGAAGTTTTTGAAGGACAACAAGTACGACCTGTCCTCGCTGCCAAACCAAGGGGCAGTAAATCAGTACAACCTAACTAAGCAGATTCTTGACCAAGGCACAACCAGCAAGTGGTCAGGTCAAGGCTACGGTACAACCGACATTAATGCTCCTATTGAAAACGCCAAGGTCATGGCGGGGATGCTTGCAAACACGGGCATCACAGACATTAAAGACTTTGGCAAGTTTAATGGCGTGGTGAGTCGTCAACTTACCAATGTCCAACTCAAAGACCCAGTAGACCCGTCAAAGGGGTATGTGTATCCGGAAGTCGCTAACGATGAATTTACCGGAAAAATGCTTGATGTTCCAAAAGACGTTCAAGTAAGAGATGTTCAAGTTGGGTATACGCCCGAAGACTCATACATACTCAAGCAGGCCGACATTCCTATATACGGGGAAACCTTCGGCAACAAGGTTACAAAGCAGTCGTTTGTTGATGCCCAGAACTACAACATGGCGCAGGGCAACATCTTCAGCGGAACATACATTGGGCATGGCCGCACTAACTATGGCGTTCAGTTCGCTGCTGACGGCACACCCTACTTCTACACGCAATTTGGAGGCGATACCAGCAGCATGGCTGACATCGCCCCGATCATCTCATTTCTTGCTGCTATTCCAACCCCATTGCAGCCCTTCGCAGCAGCCGCCAATGCGCTGATTTCGATTGACAATGGCAACATCCTTGGTGGACTTGCGTCACTTGCAGGGATACCGGGCGTCAGTGAGGCGGCTGGTGCTGCTGGTCTTGCCAACGTCGCCACGGCAATTAAGACGGCCAATCAGGTCGTCAACTTAGTCAACGCCATCGAAACTGGCAACGTCATGGCAATTGCCACTTCCGCTGCCGGAATGCTTGGTGTCAATACCGGCTCCATGCAGATTGGCGACACTGGCCTGACGGTGTCTGACGCCATGAAGGCGGTCAATCTTGTCAAGGCCATAGAGAGCGAAGACCCGACTGCCATATTTAAAGCAGCAGTGGGTTTTGGAACTGCTCCAAACATTCAGAAGGCCCTGAACAGCCCGACCACAACGCTTGATGCTGATGGCCAAAGGGTTGCAGATGTTGTTGACACCAACTTTGTGGCCGATCTGGTTGACCCCAACTCTGAGAACTTTCTTGGAGGCGCAGAGGAGTCTCTGGGCACCACTTTGGCGGCGGCCCCGGACAACGTCAAAAGTTTTGACACTGTTTTGTCTGGGTTGAAAAATTTTGGCAGCAAGTTTTTGGGCACTGGACAGCAGGACTTGGCGTCCTTGCAGCCGACTTCTGGCGACCTTGTTGGCCCCACCTACACGCCAGAGAACATCGGTGACGTGGGGAACTTGCTTTCTGGCTCATCTGCGAATGTTGCCGGTGGATCAAACCTTGTGGACTTGGCCGCGATAGAACGCGCAAGGGGTCAGGTAACGCTGGGTGACATTCAGGGCAATGTGATTGACCTGACCAATGTTGCCCCTGGCGGCACTCTTCCAGAGGTCATAGTCGGCGGCACATCCAAAGAAGATGTTGACAACATACTGAAGGCCGAGGACGAGGAAGTTCAGGCCGATCTTCAAGACGCCATAAATAAATCTACGTTAGTTGGCGGCGCGGCTGAAGACACCCTCACGGCAGCCGGTGAAGACACCTTAAAAGCCACTGAGGGTGCTGACATCATCGAAGCCGATGGTGAAGACACCATAGCGTCCACCACTGGCACTGACTCAGTGAGTTCTGCCGCTGGCGACGACACAGTTAATGCAGACGCTTCAACGGACACGGCTGGCAACATAACAGATCAAATTAAAAGCCAAGAAGAAATTTTGACGACCGCTAAGGAAACTTTATCGGAAGCCAAAAAAGAGGCTTCTGATAATCTTGATTTGGCTTACTTGGCTGGAATTGTTGGAGATCCAGTCGGTCAAGCGGTAGCGGAATACAAAGCTGAAAAAGCGCAAGAAGTGGTGGCGGAGCAGAAAGAAATTATTGCCAGTACCGTTACAGTTATTGAGGAACTCAAAAAAGAAGAAGTCAACAATTTACTGAATGACACGCTTATCGGCGGTCTGGGCAATGACGCCTTGTTGGACGAGATTGGGGCATCTACTCTTGTAGGCGGGCTTGGTGATGACACACTGATTGTTGCTGATGGCGCTGACACCACAAACGGCGGTCTGGTTGACGACGCTTTGATTGGTGATGTTGTTGACACTTTAGTTGGCGCAACGGGTGCTGACACCCTAAGTGGCGGTGTGGGTGAAGACACTTCAATTGGCGGGACTGGCGAAGATACGACGGCTGGCGGGGTGCTGCTGGACACTACTGATGACGGGGCGGGCGACGACACTTTGAATGGTGGTGCGGCCACGCTTGTTGGTGGAGCTGCTGATGACGCTTTGAGCGCCGACACGGGTCAAACAACATTAGTCAGTGCGGATGGTGATGACAGCCTTATTGGTGAGGAGGGCGACGACACCGTCAGCGGAGAGGCCGGGGAGACCATTCTTGATGGCGGTGTAAGCACAGACACCTCCGGCGCAGACAGTCTTGCTGGTGCCGCAGATGACGACGCCTTAATCGATGGTGCTGACACAGCAAACAACGGCGTGACCAGCGAAGATGACTGGCTTGGCGGAACGGGCGGTGATTCGCTGGACGGAGGGGTGAGCACCGACACCTCTGGTTCAAATGACGCCCTGCTTGACCTGTCCTCTGAGGAAGTTGGCCAAGGTGAGGTTGACGCCATAAACGACGATGCCCTGCTTGACTTGTCTTCTGCCGAAGTTGGAGAGGGTGAGCAGAAGGCCATAAATGAATCTGAAAGCACAAATGACGACGGGACTTGCAAGCTAGGGTTCCACGACGACGGCACTGGCTTGTGCGTTTCTGACGAAGATGAGCCTGAGACGCAAGAGTGCAAAATTGGTGAAGTCCGGAATCTGACAACCGGATTATGTGAACCGGCTGTAACCACAGGCGGCGGCGGCGGAGGGGGCGGTGGAGGCGGTGGAGGCGGCGGAAGCACGCTAGTCAGAAGGACTGCCACGACAATCCCATTTTTGTTTCCTTCTACGGAGCGGCCAATCGTTACCGCTCCTTCGATTAACGACGATCCCGTCATGAGAGGGGCTTTGCCTGATATGCCAGCAGAAACAAAATTCCAAGGCCCCTTGGATCAATTCCTTAAACTTGCAACGGAGTCATCTACTCCGAAGCCACAACAACCACAGCAGCAGCAGGCGGGAAACATGAACGACAGATTGACCTACCCCCAGGGCGGCTCGGACTACTTCAGCTACGGCCAGCAGTCTGACATTGACAACAACCTGTACCCGCAGTTCGGTCAGGCCCCCACAGACCAGCCGATGGATGGGGCGCTCCAGTTCAACCAGGGCGGCTTGGCTGTGCCTCTGATGGCCGCTGGAGGCACCCGCTACGGTCAGTACGCTGGTGGTGGTCTGAACGTGGTTCAGCACAGCGGCAAGCACCGGGTTGACTTCCGCAAGGGAGATGCGGTGACCGGCCCTGGCGATGGCCAGTCTGACGACATCCCCGCGATGCTTGCGGATGGTGAGTTTGTGTTCCCGGCTGACGTGGTTGCTGCGCTTGGAAATGGCTCAACAAAGGCTGGAAGCGATAAACTCTACGACATGATGCACTCCATCAGGGCATACCACAGGTCAGCCAAGCCGAAGGATCTGCCCCCTCCCGCAAAGAAATCACCGCTGGATTACCTCAAGGGTAAGAAGTCCACCAAGGCCAGGAGTTAAAAATGTCAATTGTTCAAGGCTCTGCGCTTCCCAACGTCACTGAGACGACGACCACCAAGGACACATCTCCTGCTGGTTACCAGACCTACCTAGAAAATATAGCCAAGGCCGGATCTGGTGCGCTCACGAATGTTTCGGCTGATGGGAAAACCACCTCACTGAAAACCGGCGCAGACCTTGTTGCCGGTTACGACCCAATGCAGAACCTGGGCTACAACCAGCTTCAATCGGCTGTGGGGGCGTACCAGCCTGGGCTGACTGCTGCCGGTCAGACTGCGGGCCGGGCGGCTCAAGGCATCACCCCTGAGCGTATACAGGCGCTGCTAAACCCGTACACCACCAACGTGGTCAACGAGATGGCACGCCTGACCAACCAGAACATGGAGCGCAGCCTCTTGCCGGGCCTTAAAGCGGGTTTTGTGGGAACTGGAGGGCTAGGTAGCCAGAGGTACGCTGGAGCGCTTGGACAGAGCTTGGCTGACATGCAAGCCAACTTGACAGGCCAGCAGACTGGCGCTCTTTCGGCGGGTTTCGGCCAAGCCTTGAAAGGTGCGCTGGACGAGGCTCAGTTGATGAACCTTGCTGCCAAGACGCAGGCCGACATTGCCAAGCAGGAGCAAGATCTTGGCATCGCTGGCGCTGGTGCATTGACCAAAGCCGGTGCAGAGCGTCAGAAGTACCAGCAGAGTTTGCTTGATGCTCCGCTTGCAATCGCAAAAGAAGCCTCTGGCCTCATGCGTGGGTTGGCACTTCCGTTAGATCAAACGAAGACTGCTACAGGGCCGAAGACTCGGGATTACTACCAGCAGTCTGACCTCGGCAAGATGGCTGGCGTGCTGTCCTTAATTGGTGGCGCTAAAGAAGGCAAAGAGGGTGAGGGCTTCAGTAGGCTCCTCGGCATTCTGCAAAGCACTGGCGCAAAAGGTGGCAACATTATTAACAGCTTGCTCTATCCATCAGGTGCAGCGACTGCCTCCGTTGGACAGGGTGAAATTGATGCGCTTAAAGCTGCTGGCGTTTATGACGACTATCAAGCACTTATTTCTGGGCTACAGAACAATTATTCAGATGTGCTTCCTGAAGACGTGACTGCGGCATACACCAACCTGTTTAATGTTCTTGGCGAAGACGATTACTTCACCGGTCCCTGATGGTTTAAAAAGAGGTCATAAACATGGCAACGAAAACAGATTCGGTTTTTGCCCCCGGTCAAGATCCGGCTGCAATAGAGGCCAACCGCGCCTATCAGGACGCCCTTGCAAAACTGACCCAGTCACTTGATCAGCGCAAGAATCGGTTCTTCGACCCAACATACTTGGCGGCGGCACAGGGCTTTCTTGAGCCTGGGTCTCCTGACTTTTTTGAGTCTCTCGGAAGGGTTGCCGGGAACATCGGGAAAGCCCAAGAGGCGGGCATCAAAGAGGATCAGACCATCGCACAGCAGCGTCTTGAGCTTGCTGGCCGAGGCGTAGAGCTTCAGCGCCAGAAGGCCAACGATGCTGAGATCTCACGATACCTTGGCGACACGCAAAAGCCACAAGTCCCGGCAGCGCCAAGACCACAGGCGGCAGCGCCTACTGGCCCGCTATCCGTCGCAGCAAGTCCAGAAGACCCATTAGCAGATCGCGGCGCTCTGTCTCAAGTTGAACCAGTCAAGATTGTTGGATCGCCACAGGGCGCTTTAGCCTCTATGGAAGCTGGGAAGCCCCCAGGGTATGAGGGCGTTGAAGGCATTCCAGTCATGGCCCCAAACCCCAGCTTTATGTCTGGGAAGGATTTTGTCCGTCTGAGCCGCAACAGTACCAACAGGCCCGCTGCTGACCTCTTTAAAGAGGCTCAAGAGATGGAGGCAAAGCGCTACCGTGACAAAGAGGGTGGCGTGGTGGACTTGGCCACTGGTCTGTATTACCAGTTCCCCACGGGTGCGACCGAAGAGATCCAGATTTACGGATACCCTGGCACGCATAAAGTTGATAAACGCACCGCTGCAAGACTTAGCCTGCTTGCTGCCAGAAACGATCCCAAATATCACGAATTGGCCAAGCTCACTGTTGAAGGTCCAGGCAAGGCAGGCCCACCCAAAGAAGGTGAGCCAAGTCGCGGCTTACAGTCACAACAGGCTTTGGCTGTAGAGTTAGAAGGAGCCAAAGCACGCGAAATTGCGCTTAATCAAGCCGACGCCAAAAAAATATCCTCTTTGAGTGATACGAAGGCAACGGCAGGCCGCGTATTTGGCAACTCAACTCGCGTTTTAAGCGCTCTTAATGAAAGCCCAAACTTCTTTGGTATTTTTGAAAGACCCGGTCTTGTCCCCGCCATTCTTGGCGCTGTGGATGCTGGCATCAGAACTCAAAATGGCAGTATCAGCATTGGCGATCTTCAGTCTGCTGTTACAAAAGTGATGCCAGGAGTTAAGCAAAAAGATTTGGATAACATCAAGAGAGCAGCGGCAGAGCTTGCTGAAGTTGAGCTTCTGTACACCAAACTTTATGTGTCTGGTGATGGTGCTATCACCGAGGGTGAGCGCAAGATTGTCCGGGCTATCCCAGGAACGGTCAGCAGCAGCCCAGAAGTGCTCCGCACTCGCATGGAGTTGCTCAAATCCCGCTCACAGTTTGACTTAGATGTGGCTGACGCATTTGAGAAGTGGGAGGATAAAAATCCTGGCCGACCTTACCGTGAATTTGAGCGCAAGTCTCAGGTGTACAAGGACATCAAGAAGGATTTTGAGGAGCAGACCGAGAGGATCTTTGGCGGCATCAAGGCCGTGCCCACGCGCCAACGAGTTGCAGAGGCTGCTGCAAAACCACCCCCTGGCAAAGGCAAAGACTTGAGATCCGCGAAAGAACGAGTTGAAGATATTTTGAAAGACTGACATGGCCAAACTTTCATTTCTTGATCAACTCAACGAAGAGCAGCTTGAGTACGCCCGCAGGGTCGGAGAGAAGGCCAAGGAGATGGGCATACCGCCTGCCCTGGCCATCTCTATTGCCTACCATGAGAGCCGCTTGAATCCCAATGTTGGGCGCGGCTCAAGTGGCGAGTTTGGCATCATGCAGGTCATGCCCAACACCGGCAAGGGCATGGGGTACACCAACAAGGACTTGGCCGACCCCGACAAGAACATCGAAGCCGGGCTGAAGTACCTCAAGAAGAACTTGGACGCCTTCGAGGGTGATGCGCGGCTTGCAACCATTGGCTACAACGCAGGGACGGACAGCGCGTTCTTTTCTGGTGGTGAGTTGCCGAAGGTCACTGTGGACTACCTCAAGGCCATGAAGGGCTACGGCGCTTTTGCTGCCCCAGCGGCACAACCTCAAGCCGCACAGCCTCAAGCGGCACAACCTCAAACTGCTGAAGCGCAAGCGGCTGTATCGCAACCTCAAAAGACGCAAGCCGAAGAACCTCAAGAGACCGATGAAATGCGTGATGCCCGCATGCAGTCGGCTATGGATGCCCAGGAGAAGCGTCAGGCTCAAATGATAGGGGCTGGCACAGGTGCTGGCATCTCTGCCGCCCGGCTGGCCGGATCTGGCGCAGGGGCAGTCATACAGGCAGGCGGAAAACGCGCAGGAGAGGGCTTCAGGGCAGGGATGCAGGGTAGCGCACCTACAGCCCCGGCAGCGCCCTCTATAGCCCTTCCTGGCGCTCCAGCGGCCCCTGCCGCCCCAGGCGCTCCTAGCCAAAGCATCATGCGTCAACCGATACCTTCGGGCGGTCCGGACGCTGGCCGCATGGCCCCAGGGCAGACAGGCACGATGCCGTACAACTACGCCAAGGCCGCAGGCTTGACCGACATTGAGGCTGGTCGTGCGCTGGATATGACCAAGCAGGCGGGCGGTGTTCACGACTTGACCTCGCAACGCCGGGAGGGATTGGGCAAGATTCAAAGCCTGTTCCCCAGCGAGAGGTACATTGAGAACCCACGCTTTGGCGGAATCATGACGCCAGACCAGGGTGTCGGCGGTGGGCCGAGGCAGTCTTTCAAGGTGCAAGGAGCAATTCCAGCCGCTGATTTGCCGCCGAACTTTATGGCTGGTCCAGCAGCGCCACCGCCCCAAGGGACTTTGGTTCAGCTACCCCCTCGCCAACCTATTCCGACAACTCCAATCCCTCCAAAACCACCGTCAGGGCTTGAGACTGTGACAAACCTGTTTAAGGGCATGATACGGCCAGTAGCAGCCGCCACTTCAACCGCTCTTAAATACGTTTTACCTCCTTTGGGTTTGGCCAACATTGCCGGTGAAGGTGTCAACATTGCGCAGCAATTGCGCAAGCCAGAGGATCAGCGGGATCTTACAAGCGCGGGTTTAAGCGCAACAGGCATCTTGGGGACAGGTATGGCATTGGCCAATAAAAACCCATATCTTGGCGGGGCCTTGGCGGCTGGATCTGCGCTTACACAGGAATATCGAAACAACCCAGAGATGCAGGAATATCTCAGGCAAAAAATGCAGGGAATGGCCAGACATCCTTTGCTGGATGAAATGACCGGACCTCTCCCCTAATTCAAGCGACTCCTCCACGCTTGGATTGCCGTGGCTTTGCAGTTGCCTACGGTACTTCCAGCCCCCTACCTCGAAAGGGTAGGGGGTCTTTTTAAGGAAGCTGTGTTGCCAGGGCCTTGGCCACTTCTTGGTTCATGTTGGCCACGATGGTGACACAGCGCTTGTGCTCCTCCATGGCGATCATGGGGCGGATCACGGCCTCCAGCTTCTCGGCAAATTGCAAGATGTCTACCTCGTCAGCGATCAGCGGATCTGGCCGCTTCTCGTCGCTGTAGAAAAAGACTTGCTTGACCAGTTCTTCACTTAGTTTCATTTGTTACCTTCCAGTGTTCCCAGTTGATGATGGTGTTGCGGGCCATTGTCATGTGTGCGTGGCCCGTGTAGGGGTTCCCTTTGCTCTCCAAAAAGTTCTCAATGACATCGCTCTGTGACAAAAACATTTGATGCTTTTGAGCATCATCCTTTTTTACAAACAGCTTGCCGTCAGTGGTCTCAAATGCGGTGATGGATTTCATGTGTGTTGATTTTTGAGTTGCCAAAACTGCAATAAAGCGCAGAACATAGCCCAGCCGCGCTTGAGATCTTTTTCTTCCCACTCCTTTACGACGACAAGCCCAGGCACACTGCGAGAGACGAACACGTTGGCACAGCGTGCAGCAGGGATGCCCAGGCCAACACGGTAAGCGGCCAACTGCATCAGGTGGTCGTCGTAGAGGTCAATCTTGTCAGGGTCGCTGAACTCCTTAGTCTTTATGTCGGCCACGATCCCAACGCCGACGGTGCTGTGCAAGTCGCACTTGCCGCCGAAGCCGTAACTGTGACCGAAGGCACGTTCAGCAATCCACGGCTGCTGCCCGAAGGAGGCGTCCAGAGCGGCCACAGTAGCCTTGACATGCTCCTCGTGAAGCAAGGTCACTGTGCCCTCATAAAAGCCCTGGATTGAGGCATGGATGGCCGTGCCGTCGTCTGCTGCCTTGCGTCCCTGCTCCTTGCTGTCGGTCATGATCCGGGCGATGTAGTCATCCTCCGGCTCACCCTCGATGCGAGGCAGGGTCAGAGCGGCCATCAGCACTTGCTTTTGCAGCCATTGGATGAGCGCAGGCTTGGCCATCACGTTCAGAACTGTGGTGACGCTTGGCACAAGGCTTTCGGTGCGGGCGTCACGGAGCGTGGTGTTGCGCTCCTTGCCGTTCTTGCCGATCACCGTGTACCGAGGAATGCCATCACGGGTGTACCAGTGCCCAGATTCTTGGGCGTGGCCATCTTTTGCAATCAAAGTCATTGCGCTGCCGCCTTAGCTTTTCTGGCCACCCACGCCTGTTTCATACGCTCACTCATAAGAGCACGAGATTCAGGTGACTGAGATCTGCGGGGCTTCTTGGTTGCTTCGTAGTGTCTTTTGGACGACTCACGCTGCTTTTCTTTTTTCAGTTTCTGCTCCATGCGCATGGTTTCAAGCATTGCTTCCAACACAGACACGCGCAGCATGAGATCAAGTTTTTCGGCTTTAGAAATAAACACAGTTGCTCCTTAGAAAAATCCAACCCAGACGCCAGTTCCGTGAATCCAGGCGATGGGAAACAAAATGGCCCCTGCGATTAGGAAGCCCCAGGCTGCGGTCTGAAGGCAAACCACGATGTGCGTGATCCAGGCAGCAAAGCCCCAGATCACCAAAACAATTGGCAGTACGTCTTCCATTATTTTTTTAACTCCTTGTGCCGCTGCTTGTGGCAGGGTTGGCAAAGCCAGACAACGTCAAGAGGCTTGTCGTAATCCTCGTGATGAGCGACGGATTTGGCTTCTCCGCATCGGACGCAGGGCTGTCGAACCAAAGATCCGTTGCGAATGGCTTGCGAAACGCTTGAATGGGCTGCGCTTCTTCTCTTGTCTTCAGCCCGCCACGCCCGCGTAATTTCAGTATTTGCTTTGATCCGAATTGGATCTTTGCCGCGTGCCCTGTCATAGGCCCGCACCCTCTCAATGTTTTTATTCCGATTGGCTGTGGAATCATTTTTGTTGCACTCTTTGCATTTATTGACGTGGCCGTCAGGCATCTGAGGGTGCTTATAAAAGTCCTCCAGAGGCTTGACGGTGTTGCACTTAAAACACTCTTTAGAACGAACCATGTTGAACTCCAGTGGCTTTGGAGCAACCATTATAGGCCCGTTCTAATTAAAAGGTATGTCATCCTCCATGTCATCAAACCCAGAGCCTGACGGGGCAGGCTTGCTGACAGGCTGACCAGCATTACGGGCACGCCACTCAGGTGTGGCCTGGATCTTCTCCTTGAGGCTGCTACCGAAGGTTTCAAACAACTCCATGTCTGGGTTGTCGATCACGAACATGGACATCTTGTTGAAGCCCTCCGGAAGGCCAGCCTTCTTGATCGTCACGGGAACCGGGTTGATCGAGATGATGTTGGTGTACTCTTTGCCGTTGTTGCCAATGGCCTTAGCCACAGTCAACATGCACCAAGCGCCCAGCACGTTCTTCAACTCAAAGCCACGAAGCTCTTCAGGTGTGAACTGACGGCCACGCCAAGCCTGAAGGTCTTTGCGCAAGGTGGCGTTCTCGCCCAGTGACAAAGTGAAGTTTTTGCTGATGGACAAAGGTTCACCCTTGGCTGTGACCATTGGCTTGCCGCTGTCGTCCTCACCGTGAACTTCGAACTGCATCATCACCTTTTGCTGGTGCTTGATCTGTCCTTGGTACTCAGTCTTCTGCGTGCCAATGTCCACGATGCGGTAGCACCGGGCAAGGTGCATGCCTGGGGCCACGGGCGTAAAGCTGCCGCCGCCGCTGTCTCTCGCTGTCAAACTCATTTATCGCTCCTTTTCAGTTTCAAAAATAGACGACCTGGGCATGCCGCATTCCATGCAAATCATCTCCCAGTCGTCGGTGGTAGCAACGCCTGCGATGGCCCGGCGAAGGGCCTCCTCAAGCATTTGCATTCTTTCCAGCATGAGCTGGTGATCCTCGCCACTCATGGTCAGTCCTTCGACATGAAGTAGCCAAAGACCAACAAGAGGAAGAAAAAGATGCCGCTCCCCCTCCCAAGCAAGAACCGAACAATCGCTGTAAAAAAGCCACTCATAATGTGCCTTCAAGTTAAAGTGCAGCCACTGTATCAAATTTAACTTGAGCATACAAGCCCCTTGTGCATCTTTTTTTCTGATGTATGATGCGCTTAAACCAACCAAGGAGATCGGATGACACTGACAGAGTTTTTTGAAGACAAGCCACGAGGAGCGAAGCTGGCGATGGCCAACAAGCTCGGCGTGAGCAAGACGTGGATGAGCCTCGTCATCTCTGGGAGGGCCTTGGCCTCACCGGAGTTGAGCGGGGCCATCGAGCGCTACACCAGGGGTCAGGTGACGCGCAAAACCCTCAGACCTGACATCTTCGGGGACTTAAAGTGATTTGGTACAAATTCCACCTTGGTGACTACATCACCCACACCACGCATCTGAGCGATGCAGAGGACTTGGCTTACCGCCGCCTGCTGGATTTGTACTACATCAGCGAAAAGCAAATCCCACTCAATACCGAATCGGTTTCCAGGAAAATCCGAATCGACCTCGACATCGTTGAAACAGTGCTTGAAGAGTTCTTTGAGAGGACCGATGAGGGGTACTTCAACAGTCGTTGCGATGCCGAAATCGCACGCTACAACAAGCAGGTTGAGACCAACCGCTCATTGGGGAAAAAGGGCGGCAGACCTAAGAAAACCGAATCGGTTACGAAGCGAAACCCAAAGTTAACCCTAAAAGAAGAAGATAAAGATATAAATACCATATCGTCGGTTGCACCGACAACATCACGCTTTAACGACTTTTGGTCAGCATGGCCACCATCAAAACGCAAAGTCGCTAAAACGGCCTGTGAGGCGAAATGGAAGCGTCAAGCACTAGACCCCTTCGCCGACAAAATAATCGCCTCTGTGACCCGTTTAAGGGCCTCTGAGCAGTGGTTAACGGGCTTTGATCCTGCCCCACTTACGTTCTTGAATCAAAAGAGGTGGGAAGACGACTCAGAAACCGAGTCGGTTAACGGTTCGATTTTCAACAGGAGAGTGATATGACGAAAGAAACAGGTGGGCCAGCGTTTCCGAACGAGGGCTTCAACGGCTGGGGGACGCCAGAAGAAGGCATGACGCTCAGGGACTACTTCGCGGCCAAGTCTATTCCTATTGCATGGGAGGCTTACGACAAGGGGTACATGCTGATAGTTGATGAAAACGTAATAGCCTCCGTCGCCAAAGCCGCTTACCAACAGGCCGACGCCATGCTGGAAGAGAGGAAGAAATGACCCCAGTCGAAAACTTGATCTCGCGCCTGCAAGTGGTTAAGGGCCGCAACGGTGCGTGGACTGCCAGATGCCCGGCCCATGAAGACAAGAGTCCATCACTGGCTGTGCGTGAAGGTGAGGATGGCCGGGTGCTGCTGCACTGCTTTGGTGGCTGCTCTACAGCCGACGTACTTGGCTCTATCGGTCTGGACATGAGCGATCTGTTCCCGCCCGACGACAAGCGCCGAGAGGTGACCAGCAAGCCCAGCATGAAGCCTGCGTTCTTCGCAAGCGACCTGATGCGCATCATCCACTTTGAGGCTTTGATTGTGCAGATCGTGGCGTTTGACATCGCTAACGGCAAGACACCGAATGAAGAGACCCGTGAGCGGATGCTGACGGCTTACCAACGAATCGACGAGGCAGTGAGGTACGCAAATGTCTAACGTGAGCGCAATTGAGCAGAGGGCCAGAGATCTTGATCAGGCCCGCAAGGTCAGGCTGGTGAAGTCCCAGGACATTGACACCGAGAAGTACCTCAAGGCCAATGACGTGACCCATAAGGTCCACGAGGCATCTGTCTGGCTGGATGAGATCCAACGTGACATGGTCAGCCCGCCTGAGAAGGACATGAGCAGCACCATGCCCTGGGCGAAGACTCACTCGACCTTCAAGTTCCGCCCAGGCGAGGTGACCCTCTACGCAGGCAGCAATGGCGGTGGCAAGTCTCTGGTGACCGGGCAGGTTGCTTTGGGCTTGATCAAGCAAAAGCAGCGGGTGTGCATTGCCAGTTTTGAGATGAAGCCTAAGCGCACGCTGTACAGGATGTTGCGGCAGTTTGCCGGGGAGGACATTGACGTTCCCCGCTACACCGACAAGGCCACCTACATTGGCCGCATCTTGGGAAGGTTCGTTGACTTCTCTCAGCAGGGCTTGTGGCTGTATGACCAACAGGGGACTACCTCAAGCCAGCAAGTGATTGCCATGGCCCGGTACTGCGCAATTGAGTTGGGCGTGCAGCATGTCTTCATCGACAGCCTGATGAAGTGCGTGACCGGCGAGGACGACTACAACGCGCAAAAGACTTTCGTTGATGAGTTGACCGCCCTGGCCCGTGACCACAACATCCACATCCACCTGATCCACCACATCCGCAAGCTGGGCAGCGAAGAGATGCAGCCAAGCAAGACGGACATCAAGGGCACGGGGGCCATCACCGATCAAGTGGACAACGTGCTCCTCATGTGGCGCAACAAGAAAAAAGAGCACGACATCCAGAATGGGCAGATCCCTGACC